CCTTGAGCGTATCCAGAGCCAGTTGTGAAACGACCTTTGGCATCATGGTAAGGGTTGAACTTGATTACAGGAACTAGACCCGCCTCGAACTTGATTACTCTGATTTGTCCAGAGAGTCGTAGGCTTTCTCCGCCCAAGCGTCTATCTCCGCGTCCGTCATCGTTGAAATCTCTTCTGGAATCTCCACCAGTTGAACTTTGTTTGTGGACACCATCGCCTCCTGTTGGAATCTCGTTGAAATTGGCTACATCCCAGACCGAAATCTGATTACGCGCCTTCCCTGCCTCGATTGCCTTGCCCTTATCCATGATGTGTTGAGCCACATCCAGATAAACATTGCCCTCATTATGCCATAAACCAAGGTAGTATTTTCCCCCGATGAGGCGTGTCTTGTTGGCTTTGGCGTAGTCAGCCAGAATCTTGATACCTTGCTTGCGGTCGAAAAACTGCGCCTCTGGGACAATTTTGCTGAATTCGTTGCTGGTCGCCACCATGTATCCGCCCCGTGGCTCGCGCCCTGAAACCATCCGAACCGAGAGTCCACCGTTGGCTTTCGTGCGGGAGATGATGGATTCGGCGGTCGATGAGGACATCCCTGTACTAGAGGCGAATCGTCCCAAATTATCGTGATTCGGGTTGAACTTGATGACAGGAATAACGCCAGCCTCGAATTTGATGATGTGGGATGAAGAAAACCGACCATTCTCATCGTGATTAGGGTTCATCTTCTGCATCGTTGTCATGTCGTCCCCCGATTCGGAGGATTCAAGTGTGCTTGGCAACGACAGTTAGGATGTTTCGGAGGCATCGCGCTTCCATTGGAAAACACATCATCCCAAGCAACTGTCTCACCTTCGAGTTCCATACAAGAATCGCAAGTGCGCTCGTCTGGTGCAACAATCCAAGTCTTTGTTGTGGCTTGGTCAATGTAACCGTTGTCGTTTGCTTGGTTCCAACCTTCCCAGCGTCCTTGATTGTTTGCAATTTGCACTTCTGTTCGAGCGATGGTGGTTGCCCGTGCTTGCTTCAATCGTTCTGCATACCGAGCAGTTGAAGTAGCGACCTGTGCGCGAGCGCTAACATCATTGAGTCCAGTCTTGAGCAACCGCTCTGTTTCGCGTCGTTGAAAGTTCACTACGGCATCTGCCCATTGAGGATGCAGACCGATGACATTCTTTATCTGGAGCGCGAGAGTCTGCACATCAATTTGTTGCGCGAATCCCTTTTGGATGATGTTGCGAATTGATTGACGGGTCAGTTCATCAATGCTGGTAACGAGTTCTCCAGCGCGAGAAGAGGCGTACGCAAGCGAATTAGGGTTCGTCATGTTGAATCTCAACTTCATACTCGCTCTAGGCATGGTGGCTAGAGAAGGTCTGATAAGAGAGGCGAAATCCATGTTCGCAAGCGTGTTAGGAATGACGCTACCTGCACCGAAATCAAACGCTCCAACTGCGAGATTCGGCGCTAGACCATGGAGTGCGCTAATCGCTTCGTTACCGCCGATGTTGATTGAGTCCAAAATAGACTGTTGAATCTGTGGAGAGTTCTGGAAGATTGTTATGGAGTTGAGAAGGCGCTCGATTTCGATAGGACTCAGATTACCGAGAAGCGCGACAATCTCTTGAAGGGACAGAGCGTTAGTTGCTCCAGCGATTGCATCCGCGAGAGTTTGCGCCATGGCGATTTCATCTGCCGTAAGCGGAGTTCCGACTCTTCCAGCCTTGAAAGGAATAGCCATGGCTTACGCTTTCGCAGTTTTAGGTTTCGCAACCACCTTTGTTGGCTTCACTTTTCCAGACGCGGCGGCGCTTGTCGCTTGCGCTGTTGGCGATGATGGTGTCTTGCCAGCGTTATTCGTAGCCTGTTGTGTCGGAGTAACCGCCGCATTTCCATTTGCATCTACTGGAACGCGACCCCCCGCACCGACAGCAGGTACTTGTGGCATCCCGTAACCCGTACCGTCAGGCGCGGCTGGAGGCAACCCGCCAATCTCGCGCAAGAAATCTTCCAACTTCGCATCAGGAAGAAGTACGCCAGCCTGTGCGAGTGATGTTACAAATCCTGCAATTTCGGTCAAGTCTGCGTTCTGCACCTGTCCGTAGTTCAATTTAGGTGGACGCTTCGTGTCCATTCCATTGAGTTTAAGCAATCGTGTAATCGCTTGAGAATTAAATACCCCTGCAATGGTGTTGGCAATCGAGTCAATCGCCATCGTCCAGAGTTCCATCTTTGTAATTCCAAGTGAGCGAGCGCCCGTACCAGAGTGTCCGAGAAGTAAGAAGTCAGAAAGCAACGCCATTGTTTTTCTCTGGTCGTAGCGCATAATAATTTCGTTTGTGTTGAATTGACGCGATCCACCAGTTGAAAGTAACTTGAAATCGTAAATAAGATGACCTTGTTCGTCGTACTGCATCGGCATAAGCAAGCCCTCTTGCTCATTACGCTTCACGTTGGTAACAACATTCTGCAAAGTCACGGCAAGGGCTTTGTCTGCATCCGTAGCATCGGAGGAAAGAATCTCTGGTGGAACAAACATGACAGGCAAACCCGCTAAGTCACGCTCAACACCGATGGCTTCAATCTCTTCCAAGCGCCGACCGTAGAACCATGGTCGGTAGACATTGCGAAGAATCGAGCGACCTTCGGGATTCGCTTTGTGCGAAGTGGTCTTGAAGTGGAGTGCCTTCTCAAGAGGAATCGTGTGCATACCACCGTTAGAAGGGTCGGACTGCACCATGGCGATAAGTTCATTCGTCTTTGGGTCATAGTCCCAACGAAAAAGTGTCTCTTGTGAACGAATCGGCATCTTGCGCCAACCAATTTTCCCGTCATCATATTGGGACTTATGCCACAAATCACCATCACTCCCACCACGCACTTTGTAAACAAGTTCGTGAACGCCGTAACCGAAAATCAAGAATGAGAGAAAAGCGATAACAGTCTGCTCCCAAGAATCTTCCATGTCATTCAGACAAGACTCGACAAATGTAGCGACCTCTTCATCGGCTTTAGAGGTTTTGCCATCGGTGGAGTCATCAGAGAACGGGTCTACGCGCCAATCGAGTCCAGCAATAATCTTTTCGACTGCGAAAATCATTCCGCCTACCGTGGGGTCGTTATCCGCCATCTCTCGATAGGTCTTTGCACCGCGCAAGCCTCGAAGGTTGTTGATGAATTCTTCGTGGATTGTTCCGCCAGAGCGTCGTAAGCCCGTTGTGCCAACTTCTTGCAAATCGGGCTTCTTAGTCGCCATTGCTCCCTCGCCTACTCTTTGCGTGTCAAGCCGACAAGTATAGAAACGGCTTGCTCTTCTCTAAATCCAGCCTCGACCAATTCCGTATAGAGTTCGTGACCCTGCACGGCAAAAGTGCGAAGAGGAGTGAGAACGCCTGTGGAAGCATCCTCACTGCTCATTTTCCAAGGTTAGCACCTCGGAATTTCGGCACTTTAATACGGAGTCACAACCAACTCTCGCATCGAGTTCAAACGAAGGTCTGCAACTTCTTTCGCCAACTTAACAGCGAGTGATTTCGTGCCAGCGTAACCATAGACACGCTCTTCGTTCATGCTGGTAAAAGTAATTTGAAACGGAAGTTTATTCACATCCGTAGTCAGTTCGATGATGATGTTTTCGCCTACCGCGATTGGATACAGCACGATAGGGCGACCATCGCTTTGCACTACGCATCGTGCGCCAGCGATCGCTTCAACAAAATAATCTGTCCACATCGTTCTCTCCTTCCCATCGGTTGCATCAATGATACACCATGGTAGTAAAGAAGCGACATATCGGACTAAAAAGGTGGTGTATCGTCGTCCGTAGTGGTCGAAGGTGAGGCTACTGCCCATGGGTCATCCTGCCTTGAGGCTGGAGTCGACGTACGAGTGGTAGTAGAAGCGGGTCGATTCTGCATCTCAACGCGCTTTGCCAAGGTTCGGGATAGGTCGATACCCACATGGTAGGCGTTGAGAACCATGCGCGAGCGCTTGTCACCCTCCTTCGTTTCCCATCGCTCCTCGACAACTTCTCCAGTCACGACTACGGGATAACCCTTCTGGATGCACTCGGTTACATTCTCCGCCAGTTGCCTCCAGCACTTCACATTCCACGCAACCTTGTCGTAATCTTCCCAATTTCCTTGAGCGTCTTTACGACTCTTGGATGCGATGACCATGAAGGTTGCTACTGCCGAACCTGCT